ATTAGTTATTTTTGTCTCTGCAATTACAGAGACGTTCTCTTCTCGAATTCCCTATATCAACTGGTGCCGAATCAGTTGATAAAACAAATACATATAAAATTCAATGCTAAGTCAATGGTAGTAAGAGGGCAATCCGATATAACTCAATATATATATACAGAATTAACGCCATTTAATACAACACAATATATAATTTGGCAATTGAAAATTGAGACAATGTGTGTCATATAGCTGTAAAATAAATATATATATATATTCTGAGTTGAAATTTAATACTCTTCACACTATCCGATTGGTTATTCGTCTCTGAATTTACAGAGATGTGCCCTTCTCCTCTGCAAGGCTTACTACTCTCCTCTGTGCTTTGTCAGATGCACGAAATCTAAGTTTTATTCCTGTATCCCCAGCAGGCTCCTTCCATTCTTTTTCCGCCAGATTTGCCCCACGCGTTTCTCGCATGGGGTAGTAACGTCCAAAGCGTGTGATAACCACAGAATCACCGGACGATATTGTTTCAACAATAACATCTGTGCATTCTGTGATCACAGCCTTCACTACTTCGACTGGCACCCCCGTTTTTTCTGATATTTTCTCTAACAGTTCAGAATTTTTCATATACTACTTTCTCCTTTTTCTATACGACCAGCGACGCGTCTCTGCATGCGCCAGTCGTTGTTGTTTGTCTTTGCGATCTTCGTATATACCTATTGCAACACCAATCACAAATAACAATAAACCACATAAAACTACTATCATATTAAATAAGGGACGGTCACCCGCCCCTGTCCTTTGTTGTTTATCGTTTCTGAATATAATCGCCATTATACTTGATGGTCAAGTCTGATCCCTCTGTATTAACGATATGCTCAACTTCTTGCCTGCTTAGGTTGGTGTGTCTGCAAACATCCTTTATTCGTGCTTGGCTGTAGCAATGTTTGCGTAAATAACTTTGAATGTCACGCTGTTTGCTTTCGTAATATGCTCCAAGTAATTCTGCTCTCATTTTGTAATTCAGGGGCTGTTGCCAACCCCTACCTTCTTTATTATGCAACAACGTAAGGGTTGCCCTCAACATTGCCGCTTTCTAACATCTTTTCAACATCAATTCGCCGTCGCGACCCGGACACTTTCCTTGACGGTCTGCCATACCGTCCTTCCTCAACAGGTTTGTTTAGGTCAGTACGATCAGAGAACTGATACTCGCCTTTTTGGAAACATATCATCTCAAGAATGTTGTCTTCAAACAACACGTAGAGGTTTCGCGTTTCAGTCGTGTGTTTAGATCGATTCACACCTTGCAGTATGCCCGTGAGAACATCTGGATATCCTTTGTGTCCAGTTGCCATCGTCCAGCACGCGTAAATGCTCTTGATTCCCGGTATATGTGCCATTAGCCTTGTGCCTCCCTTATTGTAGTATTATCGATGTATTTGAACAAGAAACAATATACCTTAAAACAGGCTTCATAATAGTCATACATCTCAAGTGATCCATCATCGTAGTTCTGTAGCCACCAGTAAAAATGTTCACGCATTGTCTAATGCTCCTCGTTGTGGTTGTGCGGATGACATGTGAATGCCACCCGCGCATTCATTAGATAGCACCTGTCATCTGTGCTTGCCATTGCAACCTCACCTGTGTCAGATAGTGGTGCAGTTCATCAAACTGCGAGTGTTCTGCAAACAAACGGCACAACGCCACCTGATACTGGTTCAACTTGTCATAAGTGTAAGACTTGTCCTTGCCGTTGAATTCCAAACAGAAATAACCATCAAAGAACTCTATCTGTACGATCTTACCGTCAACATCTGGATTAACGAACATATCAGAAAATACAGGTTCAGCACGAAACACAACTACATTGTTCAAGTCGCGAACACTCACCATATTACCGGTAGAATTCGCACGCTCCTGTGCCCACTGCTGCAGATTATCAACCCTTGGGATCGGCACGATTTCAATGTAGTGCGTTTCATTACCCTTCACAACCACATCAAAAGCGCGGTGCTTCACCTTAGCGAGTGGGAGAACCTTATCAATCAACGCCTGCAGCAACTCTTGACTGTCCTGTGCAGCACGTAAGCGCGCTTCCAACAGAACAAGGTCTTTCTCCGTCAAGTCGCGACCGTGGACGACATTACAGGTGTCTTTCAAGTGTTCCCACACATCATCAGCAGACACCGGTGAAGTGAGAGGCAACCTGTTCAAGATTGCCCAACACGCCCCCAATGCACGAGTGCGATTGTCGGTAGTCTTACGCATACGGCACCCCCACAAACTCAGCATCAAGTCCCGCTCCGTAAGATATTTCTGTCGTCGCGACACCAGCACGACTCTTGATGCCATTCATGCGAGGCATCTGCGGTAAAGCGAGAATACTCTCTGACGCACAAATACCAGCAGAATGGTGAACACCCCAAGAATGACCGATTATCAGTTCGGCATGCACATGGCATTCAAGACCGAAACCTAAGTGGATAGTCAAATCGTCTAACATTGTAAATCTCCTATTTGATTTGACATGTCATCAGAAATTAATGTATCCTATTATTAGTATTAGAATCTGATAACATGTCAGTTTCATTTGAAGGTGAGAGTTGCATCTCTCGCCTTTTTCTTTTTAACTCGCAAACTATTTTGATAATATGATACCACATTTTATATAAAAAGTCAAATAAAAAACGCTATTTTTTACTGCTTTTAAGTGAAATTTAACGCTTTTTTACAATACTTGCTATATTTTCATATTTTTGGTAGAATATCTGTAGAGATTTATACACAATCTTTTTACTTTGTGTAGAAAAGCTTTCTGATCATCCAAAAAATCAGAAGGCTTTTCGCTTTTTTGGGATTTGCACGGCGTTTGTGTTAATGCTATACTTAAGCAAATCACATGTCAAAAGAGGTAAAAATATGAAGAAGTCTAACCCCAAAACTAACTTAGTGAGCAACCCTATAGAAAAGATGGCAGAGATGCTTGCCAGAGCGGAAGACCCAAATGACAACAGCGTTCCCAATATTGTTATGACTGACTTGTTCAGTGAAGATGGAGAAAGTGAGGAAATGACTGCTACAGAATTTGGGAAGAAAATAGATGAGAAACTTAAGTGATGGCAAGCACTTTGTAAATCTTGGCACTATAGTGAATAGTGCAACGAATGTGTGAGTATGTCGTTAACATATTCAATATCAGTCAAAAGAAAGGTGTTGAATATGTCAACGAAACTCACAATTAAGCAAGCCGTTGAGGTTATTCCTGTATCCGAGTCATCTCTCCGTAGAGCAATCAAGAATGGGGGTATATCCTCTGAAAAGGACGATCAAGGACGTAGGCGAATTGACACAGCGGAGTTGATCCGTGTTTATGGAGAACTATCTGATAAGTCAGTCAATAGTAGTCAAATGAACAATGTTGACACATCTAAAATTATTGATTTGCTTGAAACACAGGTGAATGATCTAAAGTCGCAACTAACCGCAGAAAAAGAAGAAAAAACAAAATTGATAGAATTAGCAGCTCGGTTACAAAAGCAGAATGAGGTGTTGATGTTGCCAAAACCCCGTCGCAGATTATCAGATGTTATTAACTTTTTCAAATCACCCCAGCCAAACGAATGACAAAAAAACTTTGACCATAAAAAATTAATATGTTATCTTAAAGAAGAGGTATAAGTGACAAAGCAGGCAGAAGATCCCGCTGTAGAACAAAAGAGATCTACATTATTTACAGTCAAAGATGCTGAAGATACAATGGTCTCAGCTGCTTGTATCGTAATCTTCGGGTTGCTCGTCGCTTATTTATACGAAGGTATTTCTACAAAAAGTTGGTTCAAAGCATTGTTCCACATGACAGACCATATACCTCGTATACTGTCAGTAGGAACAGTCGTTATTATAGTCAAAGAAGGTGTAGATATTATGTTGTTCAGACGGACCGCTCGCCTAAAAAAGAAATATAGAGCTGAAGGTAAAGCTAAAGGCAGAGCCGAAATGCATGCGAAGTGGGCAGATTGGGCAGATAATGGAAGGGATGAACACAACCGCCCTACACTCCCCCCATCGTCTAATAAAGACAAGCGAACTTTAAAAAACAGATAAGATCATTTCTGTCAAATAACAAAATGAAAGGGTCGTCTGTTGTGTCCTGCAAAATTCACATGGGGCTTTTTTTGTGATATTATTCATCCGTTTTCAGCCCCGCCTTCAAATAATTCTAAAAAATAATGGTGATACTCACGAAGGTAAAAGCCTGTCTGAATTTAATTAAGAGGACGCACCGATCCACTCGCCACTCCCAAACCATCATCGGCAGTGGCAATTTTGCTAAATCTGATAACCTAATTACTCAATTCTGAACTCATACCAACAAGTTATTATCAATTTTGCCGTAGAAACAGAGATTTCGCAGATACAGAATTGTTGATATGTTACCAGCTGTTCCTTATTGGTTACCACTACCGCTGCGTATATGTGAACACTTGGTTTGTGGCAATTTTGTGAGGGCTTACTGGTATTGAGGTTGTAGGTTGTTGATTTTAGCATTTTTCCTGTACTAATTTTGGATTTACCAATTCTATCTAACACCGCGCGGTGGTGTATAAATTTGAATCTTGCATCATTCGCGCGAGACGGTCAATATACTCAGTAAAAGCGCGATGAATCTGTGGATTAATCTCTAAGAGTTCGGACATACTCGCATAACGCCATTTTCCACAGACATCTTCCATCTGAACTCTTAGGTTTTCTCTACTGAACCTCCACCGTCGATTGTATGCGTAATAGTATCCATTTATCAACGGCAACGGCTTTTCATACCACTGTCGGGCTTGCCGTTCATGTTTCTCAGGATACGGCTGTGGATAGATTTGATACTCAGACATGGCGTTTCTGGCAGACAATCTTTTGAATAACCCTATCTGTGTCAGTTTTTTAGCGTTGTCGCATATTGTTTGCATACAAAATGACATTAGATCATTCGCCATCCTGATAGACATCTGCACAATACCGGTGCGCCAGTCTGAAAATATCTTACTAACAAACCACTGAACCATCGCTCGCCAACTCAGTTTGCCTTCCTCAACTAACACAACCGCAGAACCTTCTCCGTGCGGTATAGCACATTTCTGTGGGCGTTGGTCGGCATCGAGTGGCACTTGTTCCGGTAAACAATTGTGATGTGTAATCTTGTAGATGTTCGCACCATCTGTTAGTCGTTGCCGGTCAATACTTAACCACCCTTTAGCAATTAAAGATTTGACGGCTCTCACAACTTGCGATCTGTGCTTTACACCGAGTTTGTCAGCGATCATTCTATACGATAACGCATGGGAATAACCACCATCCCAATGCGAATGATAGTTGATGATAAGATACACGGCTCTCTCAAATTCGGTCACGTCATAGTCGCGGTCAAAGATACTATGTTGACCACACGGGACTTGATGGGTTGACACTTGAATTTCGGGAATCACTGAATTTGTGGATTCTAAGACAGGGGCTGGGGGTTGTAAGTTAATTTGATGCAATGTAGTACTCCTTCTATGTAATAATTCTAATTTGAGACACTACACCACTTCTAAAATGGACTCTCTAAATATTATTCTTGATTATCCACGCGTTATAAGATACAATACTTAAACAGTTCCACTTCTATTTAGTGTAGTGGTTTCTGCTCTGTTATGTCTACAGACTAAAAGATTTTGTAGAACGTCATACTCCCTCGTGTGGCGTTCTTTCTTTGTCAGCAGAAACTCTTATGTCTATATCCCAATTCTAACATACCGAACAAGTTTGGTCAACAACTTTCTTAAAAATATTGGTAGATCCACCAAACCGCTTTGTAGCATTGCAGAGTTTTACAAGTGTTAAGCAAAATGACACCCAGAATGCCTTACGTGCTGTTCTGATACTCTGTCTACTATAAACACCCTCAAGGCATTCCATGATTGACAGGCGTGTGGATGGTGTGGTAGGATGTTTATATAATTAGCATGTATACTAAAAAGGAGTATATTATGAATGATGATATAAAAGAACACCTTGCTAAAGGTGATGATTATAAATCTTTTGATCAACTAATTGAAAAAGGGATAAAGTTTAAAGAATTAGGTCGTCTGCAAGAGGCATTGCACACCTATAAAGAGGCTTTGGAAATTGCCAAGTCAGGACAAGACAGGGCAAAAGTATGGAACTATATAAAACACATTCATACAGATAGAATGATTGCAGCATGCCAAGAGGAAGCAGAAGCATTGAATATAGATGTGAGGCTATTAAACTGGAACAAAGGCAGCAACTTAATTCCTCCAAATTACAATAGACCTTCAAAAGACGAATTGCTAAAATAGTTTGTTGTGAGGTATTATTATGCGAAGGTATATTTTCGTCTGTGTGTTGTTTATTCTGTTTGTTGGCAATGGGATTGCCTTTGAGTATGAATGGCAAATAAATGAAACGATTGAAGGACAGGAAAGTGCAACCGTCATTCAACCTGTGCAAGTGATAATCCTTGACGATGTTGTAACGTTGTCGGATCATAGCGCAGCAATAAAATTGCGAGACAAGTATTCCGTGCATCTCGGTGCTGAATGGAGCGATCAACAAGCGACGGCATTACTACAGACATTTGAGAGCATTCCGCAGACAACTAACAACTCTTACGAATTAGAACCCCGAGTTCCTACTTCCCACTGGCATATCACATCCTTACACGTTCAAAACGACATTGAAATAGAACATTATGAAGAAATCAATCTTGTAACGATCGCTGCGGATGCGTTTGTCTATGCCAATCCATTATTAGCTGAAATAGAAGGTGTGCGTGGTCGGTTCTTCTCGCGACGGTTACATCGGGCTGTTGTCCGGTATGTTACCGATTCAGGTTCGGATCGGCATGCAGTTAGACAGATACTAAAACAAAGGTATGATATGAGTATCGATGTGCCAGATTATACGGAATTGACACGGCACACTACTGGTGAACATGCTGGTCGGTTTTCAGAATTTAAGAATGAGGAAATACTCGCGATCATATCTATGTTTGAAGAATATCCACAAGGCATGCTTAAAACACCAGGACTCAAATATCTGGTGCGTAGGCTTGATGGATTACCACATCCAATATCACCCAGTGTGGCTGCGGTTGCGTGGACTGGAGCTGGATATATTGAGTTTATGGAGTCTGCGTTCAAAGGTGCAAATTACGATACCATTTATAACATTATATTGCATGAAAAAGCACATTTCCTGTGGGAATATCTTTTTGACGATCAACTCAAACAAGACTGGATTGAACTCGGCGGTTGGTATCCGAACCCCGATGACGCTGATGGATGGTCAACAACAAAACAAACGGAATTCGTTACAGCGTATGCGCACGGCACTAATCCAGATGAAGACATGGCAGAGAGTATTGGTTTTTATATTGTGCGTCCGGATCTCCTTCGTTCTCGATCGCCAGCAAAGTATGAATTCATACAGAATCGTATTATGCATGGCACTCGGTATATTTCACAGATACGTGAGGATCTAACATTTCAAGTCTATAATCTCTATCCTGATTATGTGTATCCGGGCAGAATTGTCCGAGTAAGCCTTTCTGTTGAGGGATTACCTAATCAAGACAAATCTATCACAATTAAGATTGAACTCCATAATGAAAGTGAACAGGATCTCGCGAGTTCTGGATATATTCGCATATTTAGCGACAAAGGGACATTCTTTGATGTAGGTTTAGCACCAGTAAATACTAATCCGTCAATTCTACGAGGATCAGCAACGTTATCAAAATATGCTGCAATGGGATATTGGGCACCAGACCAAATACGAGTATGGGATAAACAAGGGAATGAGCGTTATGCGGGACAAACAGACTTTGGTTGGAAACTCTATATTGATAATCCACTGGCAGATTGTGAACCTCCGCAGTATGTTCCCAATTCTATGAGGTTAGTGTTGTCGGATGCTGTTACACCAGAAGGTAAAACTTATCAGATACTCACGGCAACATGGGAGGTTATTGAGGCATCTGGTATACAAGTTGGTAATATTAGTTTGAATGATGAAAATAATAAAACTTATTCATTGTTTGGGTATGGTAAACATCGACACGGGAGCAACCAAATTTTTTCGACAATTCATATACCTAATTACAAACAAGATGGGACTTATGAAGTCAATTATATTTATATGGAAGACGTGGCGAATAATAGCAATCACACATATTTTACTTCAGACAGCAATGATGAGGAACCTGCTTGGATCAGAATAGAAACTACAAACCCTGACACAACTCCCCCTGTCTTAGATATAAACAGAATAACAATCAAAGCAGAACCAACGCATCCTAAAGCACCTAATGGCGAAACGGTTGTTGATATTGCTTTTTATGTAAAGGACGATATCAGTGGTTATGAATATGCCAGTGTGCGTCTTAGAGACCCACAAGGGGTACTTCATTCTCATTACCATTATTCTGACAATTATAGTTCAATATATGTTGTAAATAATCCTACCACATCAAAAAAATATGATCACCGTATAGTACTCCCTGTTGGAAGTGCACCGGGCACGTGGGGACTTTCTCAAATGGATTTATACGACAAAGCAGGCAACGCACAACGATATGACTTTACTGAGATTGTCCGTTTTGTTGTGTCAGAAATATCTGAATATGATCTAAATAGTGATGGCAAAGTGAACATTCAAGACCTTGTGCTCGTTGCGAATGCTATTGGCAATGAAAACACCACCGCGGATGTAAACAGCGATGGTGAAGTCAATATATTAGATCTCGTTCTGATTGCTTCTAATATAGATTAGCATTGTGCGTAATGATTTGTTCGGTTTTCTCTTTGATCTGCTTCTTTTTGTATGGGCGTTTCAACCAGTCTAAATCTTTTCGCCCTGGATACCGATGCCATTTATTATCTGCTTTGATGTTACGGAGTAGACTCTCGAAATACTCTTGATACATTAAACCGATGCGATCCATTGAGAAGTTCATTGCCCATTCGCGACATTTCTTTGGATCTATTTGATCAATATGTTTAGCAGCCCATACCATTTGTTCGAAGTTGCGACAACGCCAACCTACCTCGCCATGAGGTACAGTCTCACGAAACACTCCCCAATCCGTTGTGATCACCGGTGTTCCGCTCATAAGTGCTTCCATGTGCACTCCGCCAAAAGGTTCTACGTAGTAAGTGGGCACAAACACACATCGAGCATTAGCCATTAGTTCTCTGCGCCTTTCAATATTGGCGTATCCAACCTCTTCAACGCATTTGTAAGGTTCCCAACCGAATTCCTCTTCAATGCTTCCTTGACCCGCGACCTTTAACTTCCAACCCATCACATCACAGACACGCATCGCATCTTCAACGCCTTTTGTATTGATTATACGTCCCATAAACAAAGCGTAGTCATCTTTCTCTTTCTTATATGTGAATTCATCTGGATTGAAGTAATTGGGTATCACAGCATCTGTCCACTTCGGTGTTGTGTAATATTCTGTGATAGATTCATTCAAATGTGACAAACGCGATACTGCTGCTGCTGTTTGTGGTAAGCATTCTAATATCAGTTCCCATGTCTTTTCTTTACTGAGAATCTCTTTAAATGCCTCTTGAAAATCTTGATATATCTTGTGTCGCGCATCCCACTGTCCATATACAAGATGCATTTTGGCAGATGATTCAAACACGCGATACGGAGCGAAACAATCAGGGTATCCGATACCGGGTTCAACAACATGCAAGTCCTTGAGATCAGATAAACCGTCTGCAATAGGTTTATGTCCTGTGCCCCACGTGCAGAGCAGAAAATCACCGGGTTGGTAACGTTCACGGATTGCCTCTATGGCATTCTTAGTAAAGAGTTGTGATGCTTCTGGATTGCTGTGTTTGAACTGCTCTTTACGCCAGTCGTAATCACCATAAAACTTTGTCCACTCATCCTTGCTCATAACAGATACATGTTCAGTGCATTCAACCTCACTTTCTTCGTTCCCATAATGATAGACAGTATTGCCTAATCTGGTCATCATTGGACAACCTTTGTAGACCTTCATAGTGAAAGCGCATGCATTCCATTCTGGATGTGTGACAGTGTGTGCTAATCCAAGCCAATGTAACCTTATTTTCATCTAATTGCTCCTGTAGTGCCACTGAGTTGCATGTGTCCTGTGTCGCCTATGTGTCCTGATTCTCCTACGAGACCTGTCTTAGCAATACGTGGCGGATGGATAGATAAGTCTTGTATGTGTCCTGATTCTCCTACGAGACCTGTCTTAGCAATACGTGGCGGATGGATAGATAAGTCTTGTATGGTCTGTTTTTCATCATCAAGGACAGTGTGGTGGTTTATGCCAACTGTATAACTTGTGTCCATGCTATGCCCTGTATCTCTGTTATTATTGTCGGTAAAAGCAAATCTGTGTTCATCGTTCATCAGTATTCTCCTTTAGTTTGAAATATAGGTGTTTAGATTCTACATAAATATTCTGCGGATTGGCTTCGGTTTTAACATAATCGTAGTGTTCTGATAACATATATCTGATTTTCGTTTGGTTTGATGGGTGATGGACTTCTATAATCAACTCAGTTGGTTTGTTCGTAAAGCCCCATCCTTGAAGTATCGGCATTTCAGATCCCTCAGTATCTATCAAAACACCAGAGACCTGTTTCTGTGTCGTATTTGCGATATGACATAGCAGATCTGACAATGAACACGCATGCACCAGATACGTGCATGGCATTGTGCGCTGTCCATGAATGTTGTTAGTTGTGTTCATTGCCTCTTGAATCGTGACGGCTGCACTGTTGGTTGTGAATTGTGTGTCAGTTTCAAAGTCAACCAGACAGGACTTGCTATAAACCGCGACATTCACAAATCTTGCTTTATGAAAGTATCTGTGGCAGTTTGCCCGGACATAGTCAATCATACGACTAAACGCTTCAGGTTGAGGTTCTATGAAGTAGACGGTATGCCCTGCTGTCAACTTCTCAACACCCCATTCAGGATTGTAGTTTGTGCCAATCTCAACATAAACATTATTCATTATTCGGTTTCTCAATTATTTGTCGGACATGTTCCCAAAATGCTGGCATTGTGTGACTCGCAGCAAAATGCTTTATGAAGCCTTCACGATGTTCTTCCCAATTCGGAGTAGATGTAAGAATAGATCTTAGACTTTCTTCTGGACTACTAATATCAAAATATGCGACACCCATATCATCACCAAAATGTGCTCGGTAATAAGGCGTGTCCGGATAAATCGGTTGGCTCCCGCAGAAACCGCCCTCTATTCCCATATACTCGGTGCCTTGATTCGTACCAGTAGTCAAGACAAACTGATTTTGATTTAGCGCATTACGAACACCGTTAGGATGTGCGAGGTTGCCAGCTGTTATCTTGCCTGCCTCATAAGCTGGCAATAATGCATCCTGTTCATCCTGCGGAAACTCTTCAAAAGTGCGTTTTGTGACTGTTAGGTGTGATATTGTGCCATCTTCTAACAATGTTGGCAGCACATCTAAAATCGGTAACAGTTGATCTTGTATTAAGATAACACTCCGCTCACGGCGTTCTAATCGGTTGACCTTAAAGAAATTGCGACCGTCAACACACTGGATCACATAACTATTCGCATGTGGTGGTAATGGAGCAGTCGCTACGGGTATATCAATGTCGCGAATGAAAGGACGATACACGTTATCGCCAAGCGAAACACCGAATTTATCAATGTAGTGTATGATAGGTGTTTCACGCAATGCTTTTTGGACGGATGAGAACCCTTTAATCTGATTCCAAAGAAGTGGGTTGCGTAATGCTACTGGATCGATGTCAGGAAACTCCACTGCCGGCTGATCTGGCATGCCTAATGTGAACATTACATCTGCTTCTTTGTAGTCAAATGTTTCTGTGATGCCTTCTGGCGTATAGTCAAAAAACATGTCGTAAATATATTGCCAGATTGACCATGACCCCGTGTTTTTATATAAGCTAAATACTTTCATTTTTATCTCCTTGTTTAACTGTTTCTCAATGATAATATTTCAGTGTATAGTGCCGATTGATCTATATATATCTTGCCTAACATATCCGTACTTAATGAAACAAATGTTTCCATTGGTGGCATAGGATCTGTGCCAATTATGTTAGAAGTGTCTACAACACCCGTATCGCCTTGAATGCCTGTGTCACCAGAGTTGCCTGTGTCACCTTTTTCGCCCGTGTCTCCAACATTTCCTGTATCACCGATGTCACCAGTGTCGCCTTTCTCGCCCGTGTCACCTTTTAGACCTGTGTCTCCGATACCCGTATCACCGATATTGCCAGTATCACCTTTATCACCAGTATCGCCTTTTAGACCTGATTCGCCGGTGTCTCCGATACCACCTGTGTCTCCAACGATATTTGTGCCGGGTTCGCCTGTATCGCCTTTCTGACCTGTGTCTCCCTGATTTCCTGTATCACCTACACCCGTATCACCGATGCTTCCTGTATCACCTTTGATAGATACGCCTGTATCGCCTTTATCCCCTTTTTGTCCTGATTCACCAGTGTCACCGATACCACCTGTGTCTCCAATGATATTTGTGCCAGTATCACCTTTATCTCCTTTGACCCCAACACCAGTATCTCCTTCATTCCCGGTATCACCTTTGATAGATACACCTGTATCACCTTTGATAGATACACCTGTATCACCTTTGATAGATACGCCTGTATCGCCTTTATCTCCTTTGACCCCAACACCTGTATCACCTTTATCTCCTTTGACCCCAACACCAGTATCTCCTTCATTCCCGGTATCACCTTTGATAGATACACCTGTATCACCTTTGATAGATACGCCTGTATCGCCTTTATCTCCTTTGACCCCAACACCTGTATCGCCTTTATCTCCTTTGACCCCAACACCAGTATCTCCTTCATTCCCAGTATCACCTTTGATAGATACGCCTGTATCACCCTTATCTCCTTTGGCTCCAACACCTGTTTCCCCTTGATTACCCGTATCACCTTTGATAGATACACCTGTATCACCTTTGATAGATACGCCTGTATCACCCTTATCTCCTTTGGCTCCAACACCTGTTTCCCCTTGATTACCCGTATCACCTTTGATAGATACACCTGTATCACCTTTGATAGATACACCTGTATCACCTTTGATAGATACACCTGTATCACCTTTGATAGATACACCTGTATCACCTTTGATAGATACGCCTGTATCACCCTTATCTCCTTTGGCTCCAACACCTGTTTCCCCTTGATTACCCGTATCGCCTTTAATGGATACACCGGTATCACCTTTGATAGATACGCCTGTATCACCCTTATCTCCTTTGGCTCCAACACCTGTTTCCCCTTGATTACCCGTATCACCTTTGATAGATACACCCGTGTCTCCCTTGACACCAACACCTGTATCGCCCTTGATAGAAACGCCCGTATCGCCTTTGACAGATACACCCGTGTCTCCCTTGACACCAACACCTGTATCACCTTTGATAGAAACGCCAGTATCTCCTTTCTGACCTGTGTCTCCGATACCACCTGTGTCACCAACGCTGCCAGTATCACCCGTATCGCCTTTGGCACCAGCCCCCGCAGGAGGTTGTATAACGACTTGGATGTCTGTGCAGGCGATGTCTCCGTTGGTATGTACTGCGGTGACTCTGATTTTCTCTACTGTGCGATTGGAAACAATAGCTGTATCATACGTCAAGATGCCTGTAGTTTGATTTATATCGACGTTTATGAGATGTGTGTCGCTTGGATCAGCGTTTGCTGCGGTGAATGTCCATCGTCCGCGCGGTCCTACCCAGTAGGCATATAGATTTTCAACTCTATGACCGGATACGTTGTGTTCGGCAGGTTGAGGAGGTATAGGTGTTTTCCATCCTACGTATGACATTGCTTTATCCTATTGTTTATTATTTGGATTTAATTTCTTTTATCCACCGATCTCCAGCGATACAATACTCACCAGACATGTTGCCCGTCCACCTTTCAAGGTCGTCAAGGTTGTTTTCTATGAAATGTTCAGCACACGTGATTGCATCGTCCTGTGTTTCACAATTTTCAATTGTCACCAATAACTGTTCTTGCTCTATGGTGCATCCTTCAATGTTTGTTGTTATTTTGGACTCATATACTCGGACATCCCACCACGACTCTTTAGTTATATTCTGTCTTGAGTTTGATCGGATGTATACAGGAACAATCTTATAGTTTGGCATGTTGTATCTCCTTCATAATCGCGAGTGTTCTTATTCATTCACCGGTGCGTCAATTTCATCACACCGTATAATCCCATCCGCTCCCCGTGATATAATCTTCACTCTGTTATCTGCGATGCGTTACAAGCCATTCTGGACACGATTTTTCAGTTCAGTTGGTGTGAGAGCACGTTTCTGATATATTTGTCGCTATTCAGATCCATCTGCATCTTTTTGAGTGGTGCAGCGGAGCATATACGCACGTCTGGTGAAACGACCTCATAGACCAACATCGGCATTTCAAGTGGTAATATAAACAAAGGCACTTCCTTAGCATTCGGCACTTGTGAATCAATGAGATAAAACACTTTCTTACAATTGTCTATACACATACCAACAATCCATGACTTTGGGATCTTCACCGTCACGTCTGGCACCACATCTGCCTTATTGTTTGCTGGCAGTAATCCTAAATTGTCGATCTTACCTCCAGCGAGCAAGACATCTTCTACTAACAACCGGTGTGGTAATACCAACTTCACCTCGACAAGGTTGTCGGACTCTGTAGCATCTTCACGCATTTTGATGAGTGATTGAATTAAATAGTCTGCTGTGTTCATGGGTTGTGTTCTACCTTCTACGATCTACTATTCTATTGATTTCACTTACAGCTCTTGAGTTCTGTTCATCGACAAATATCTCAGGGATAATACCCCGACGACTCATCCGCAATTGATGCCTTGTCACGTTTTCTGCCACTTTACTACCATCAAGGTTTGTCACATTTTCAATCTGAATAACAATAGGTTCTCCCGAACCACCACCGCCTTGGTTATTCTGCAATCCACTCTGGAATCCAGCGTCATAGTTTGAAACCAAATCCCTGCCCGACTGTTCTCCAAATGCACGTGGATTAGACTGCAACTGCTGAGCATTATTCAATCCAGCATAACGTGCAGCATCGTCAAGCACAGGATTATGAAAACTTGACGCAAGCAACTGCAATCCCGCAAACGCACCAAGCCCTAATCCAAGTGTCCCCGCAGTGCCAACACCAGCCAACGCACTTGTCACAAAAGGTGTAGCAGCTTGGACAAACGACCGAGCAATAGCCGTCTGTGCTTCTGCAGCAATCACTTGAGCAATTGACCGCAACGCTGTTCTTGCCCAACCAAGATACGCCTCGCTTCGTGCTGCCTCTGCTTGTTGAGCAATCTCTATCCGTTCCGCCGCGGCATCTCGTTCTGCATCCTCAATCCGTCTTGCTCGTTGCCGTTGATTCAGTTCTGTGCTGTTGTTTATTCGTTCAATCTCTGCTGCAAGGTTTCGCTCAATACTTTCTATTTGCGATGCTGTTTCTCTGCGTATGTCAACGAGTTGTGATGGGATAGACACTATATCTAATGCAGCACCACCCAACGCATCTGCTAATCCAGAAGTGATGTTGCGGACGCGATTTCGGAATGCTTCTTGATCAGCAATGATCTCATCATACCGACGACGCAACTGAACTCGCAAACTACTCAAATTGTCTACAGCCTCACCCAATTCCCCGGTAATCAATGCACGATCCACACCACGACCACGCCCAATAACTCTATCAGGTGCAAGCAAACTATCAAGACTCGGACGTATCCGTTCCGTCTGATCAGCAAAGTATTGAAACACATTCTGTATCGCTGTTCTTTCTACGCTCTCATTCACAAGCAGTGGTGAAGGCAAGGATTGGATACCACGTTGGACAGCATCAAAGTCAATAGGTTGTCTTATGTTCTGAGGTGCGGTAACATCTGCTAATGCAGAAAACACGGATAAGAAAGGTTGTGACACATTTGTCCGAATAATAGCACGTGTGCTCCTTAAATCTTCATGAAAGTTCCTAAGACCAACTCGCAACGTAGCAATACCAACCGGGTCTTGTATATCCAGCGGTTGGATTGCAGATCGTGCTGCACCTGCACTGGGAGTTAAAGCAGAACGTTGTTGTGACACATTGCCACCACGCGACAGATTAAACTGTGTCTGCAACTGCCGTCTCAGACGAATAGATTCTTCAAGCAAATTGACTTGTTCTGACAACACGTTGTTTTGAGCAGTTAACTCACGTCGTCGTGCAGCAGCTGTATGACCACCACGCGACTCCTCGCTCCGTTCTCGTCTAAGTTGTTCTAATCTTTCATTCGCAAGGTCTCTGAGTTCACGTTCCGATCTCGTAAGTTCTCTGATCTCAGCAATTCGTCTTCGTCTTGCCAATCCTGTGCGACCGCTCAGTCCTTGTGAGGTCAAATCTGCTATAATACTCTGAGCTTGTGATTGTGTAAAGAACCCTAAAGATTCTGCGATGTCATCCGCAGCAGCACTGATCTCACCAGTAACATTTGATAATCTTTCACCAACTTGTTGACGATTAAGAAAACTTATCTCTTGTTGAACGCCCTGGATACTTGTCAATCGTTCCCTCGTGTCCACGAGACTGGTGTTCAATCGGTCAACATTCGTTCTCAAGAAGTCCGCATCGCTCGACAACAACCGAAACAACTCTACACCGGCAAATATAGCAGCACCCACACCTAAAGCAGCTGTCAACCCTGTCAATCCAGCCGTTACTTTTCCTAATCCACTGGAAAACCGAGTCAATCCTGCTAACGCACGAGTCCCGCCAAGCCGTGTAGCCAACAATCCTGCTCCACTTGTCGCATTCGTCAATCCTGAACTAAACGATGTTAACGCCAAAGTCGCATTCCCAAAGAACCGAGTAAAGCCAAGCGTCACACCCGCAAGCAATGCTCCCCGAATAATACCGATAAACGACTCAAATCGAACAATCAACGTATCGATACCCGAAATAATATCGTCAACAACATTCAACGCAATATCAGAAATCGTCTCAAACGCATCTATAATCCGATTAGAATTCTGCGATATGATATTCGTTGCGCGTTCTATCTGTTCAGTCAGTCGAGGCAACGCCAGTTGTGCCAACTCATCAGACAACTCCGCTACAGCGTTACGGAAGTTAGAGATAACATTCGTAATACTATTTGCGTCCGCCTGTGGTCGTCCTCTCCCCGCAGTCACAAGCCTATCAAAGAACAGGTTTATATCATTGCCAATCACGCCACGGATGCCTTCCGCAGTCGTCACGCCAAAAGCATCACGTAACAACTGATTGATAGTCGGTAATCGTTCCGCAAGCTGATTTATTTCTTCTTGTGCGACCTGTCCACGAGACGCAATTTGTGTCAACGCTCGGATAGTCCCTTCCAGATCCGTTCCACCAACAATCGCCAACTCATTCCCGAACACCTGAATCAGTTCTGTCGCACGTTGAGCAGCAACACCTGTTCCCTGTAATTGCAAAGTTGCAGTCACCGCCTGTTGAAACTGGATACCCGGCAGTTGCGCAAGGTTACGTAACTGCTCCACTTGTCTATTCGCTTCTTCAGCAGAACCAGAGACCGCTTCCAATCCACGACGGATATTATCAAACTGAATACCTGTCCTTAAGACACTTCCTGTTCCTAATATAGAACCTAATATCGTAGCTCCCGCAAGCCGTGTGCCTATCCGCGCAATCCTGCTAAATATCCTGTCATACGTCCGAGCAACCCGACGGATCGCTTGTTCTTGTCTCCTCGCGCTTGCCTCCGCAGCCCTTGCTTCGTCACGACGCGACCGAATCACCAACTGTTGATGGTAACGACGTAAACGTTCCTCGTCACGTTGTGCCCTTTCTGCGGCTCTTACTTCATCTCTCCGCGCTCTTTCTGCGGCTCTCATTTCGTCTTGTAATGCACGTTGACGTTCACGCACCCGTTCTCGATATTGTGTAGACAAAAACTGCGTATGAGCACGTTCCTGTTGCGATCTGCTTCTGTTGAATTGCGTGATCTGATTCTGCGACTCCTCAATCCTACGTTTCAAAACATTGAAACCGTTCAGAGTGTTATCTGTGATGCGAATTTCCAAACCAATTTCAGCCATGTTGGAACTCCTTACATACTTCTACTTATTATGTTTTACACATTCGTTAAAACTGCGTGCAGCCTCTACCGCAAAAAATGCGTTTGTCTCTGTATTTGCAGAGACGTTAGCTCCAAACTGTGACACTTGCAGGATAAACGTATCCTGTAGGTCCTTGATTTCCACTTCCCAGATTTATCCGGTATTCCAAACCTTTCACGCCTTCCCACTTTATCTTCTTTACGGTCGCCTGTTGTGTTGCTCCGTCCTGTTCCCACGTGTTCGTTGGATCATCTAAGATACGGCTTTCAACCATCCAAGTGCCATTAACGGTGCCTCTTAGGATAATCCATGACTCATTCGCGATGCTGAACGTACTGGATATGGTCTCTGTGGTTGTTAAGACCTGTCCATTTGTGCTTGTTGTTGGCATATATCACCTATAATGTGAGTTGAGTGTTGAACACACCCGCATTTGAATAAATATAATCCACATCTTCACCATCAATCTTTGCCACAACAGACGCGCTTACTGGTGCGTCATTCTCATCGCGTTCCACGCGTTCATTGATAGAAATGTCTACTTGACGAATACTTGTGAAATCAACGACTTTTGTATTTTCCATTGCGCTTATCACATAGCGATCGCACTGATCAACCACTGGTTTCACCTTCTCGTTCACAAAATCCTTGATTGTCGGTTCAAGCAGGTCATCTTCCTTATATTTATCAGCAACCTCCGCAGCAATCATAATCGTAGCAAGCAACAACAATTGAATCGGTGTCTTGCGCGATCCTGCGATAACTTCCAACCCAATCGTTGTCACATTGTCTTTCGTATTCTCTGCCACCTTCAACTCTTTTGTCGCCAAATCTATCCACGACATACTAAGTTCTGGTGCGAGAACACTATTGGAGCCTTGAGTCAATACCTTGATCACGTTGCTTCTCCTTTTACGATAGGGTTGCGTATGTTAGATATTTTCTGCGCAAATCTTCATTATCCAACACGAGAGACTCCTTATATTTCGTGCCACATTGTTCTAACCCTGCCAAATCCCAAAAAGCGTCTGCCTCCTTATGTAATGAACGCAGATCGTCATTATTTTTTATTTCTTCGGTTTTGGTGGATATGTGATGCTGTTTCACTTCGTCATTCATACTGGAGTAGTACAGGTACGCACAAATAGCTTGGTTTCGTGCCAATGTCAACGCTTGTTTCCCTCGCTGGATGTCCATAGTAGCATCGACGAGTAACTCTTTGATTTCATCATCGTTTGGTGAATTCTCGTTCTTTAGATCTTCCACTGCGGCACGGTGATCTGAGAGTGAAATAGTCGTTTGTTTAAGATTCTCCAGTTCTGTCTGTAATTTCTCAGAGAGTGCTTTTTGTTCGGTGCATGTTTCTCTCCAATATGATTCAGGATCTAAGTCGACCGCATCTTTGAGAATTGCGAATATATCTGTTCTCTCAGATAACTCCTGCTGTTTGTCCTCAAAAGTCTTGGTATTACGTGCCTTTTCAGTGTCCGCTCCAAACTGATGTATAACAAACTTTTGGAGAAAGTATTCGCGTGCATCTTGCAGTGCCTCGATAGCATCTCTTTCACCAGTGCCGAGTTGAAAGTCTTTCATGAGTTCTTGATAATCTTCAACATCCTTCGTTTTTTCTGATAATAGGTCTCGTAGAACACGTTTATCTTCTGTAAGTGTCTTAATTTCTTCATCACGTAGTTCTACGACTTTGTTCAGTTTGTCAATCTCTTCAAGTGCATTCGAATATTTTTCCGCGGATGATTTGTCAGCCATTACGCGCCTCCATATATCTCTAATTAGTGCTGACATTTAAGCCTGTCAGCAGGGCTTACCTGTATCAAGAGAATCAAGCGAAATGTATTATATTGAGAGACTACTTCCCTTACACGCGTCCCTCCGTCGCGAGGTTTCAAGATAGACAGGCATTTAGCGTCAGCCTGTAAGACGACCATATTTGACATCTATGATACCGATTTACGTTCGGTAAACGCGTTAGTTTTTCGTCTTAACGAGGACGTAGGAGACAAAATATATTTTCTGAACTCCATGTGAGGTTTCTTTTGTTCGCCCCTCACCAGCGAGGACTAATGTTTTGTTGCTTGTTTTTTATTCACATAATCAACATACATACCCAAACCACGACGGATATGTTCAGAACGTGTTAACCCTGTATCTCTTTTGATAGCGTCCAGTTGTTCAATAAGTTGTTTCGGTAAAGTGATTTTGAGCACTTTCATGTTAGAACGGGTGTTTGTATCTTTCATAAAGGAATAGGTCGCGGGCTTTTCCGTTTTTTGTTTGGGTTTGGTTATGTATTGGTCAAGACTTAAATTTTTCATTCGTCAGACATTCGCTTGTTCAGTTATCCAGCGTTGCGCTTTAAATAAGAAACTAACAGTCTTACTATCAGTATATTATAATTCTACTATTAGTATACCCTAACACGCCACTTTTTTCAACCTTTGAATCCTACTTTTACCATCATAATTAATGTTAGTTACTAACATTTATCTTTTTAGCTGCACCAGTAACAGTAAGCTTTTTCTGTTTTAGCAATTCACGAATTAATGCTATGTTTTCAATTTTCACAGACTACTGTGCATGCACTATTCCTGCACTATTTACCATACACTGTGTATTTAGTATTTTTTTAGTATTTATATATTAACCACTTCCGCACACACCAATTTTCTAAATTGAACATACTGTGATTTTTCGTGATCTCAATCAATCACATTCCCATGTATACACTGTGATTCATCATATATTTACCTTGTTTTTACCATCATAATAAATGACAACTATTGTCACTTATCTTCTTGACTACACCAGTAACAGTAATGTTTTCTGTTTTGGCAATTCACGAATTAGTGACCGTTTTCACAATCGTAATAAATGCGAACTATTCGCATTTATGATGCCCCCGAACCCTTTATACAACACACATTAACATTTCTCACAAGGCTCATAAAAGCGAACTTCCAATTTTTCACAGACTACTGTGATGATACTATTTTGATACTATTGCCTACGTACTGTGTATTTAGTATTTTTTTAGTTTTTTAAATATTAACCACTTCAAAGTGGTAGATTTTAAAGGCTTTTTTATTTTTTATTATCGTCATCCACAAGGTCTGCTAACGGATCATATCCAACAGAGGCTTGGTTATCTTCCATGTCAATAGATTCATGGTAGCCTCTCCACCGCTCAGCAAACAACTTCAGTATTTTCAAGGCTGCTTGTAGGCTTGGTCCCTCTTTCGTTATGGTTGTTTCTGTGATTGGGTTGCCTTCACTATCAAAAGTGTCTTTCTCCTGTATTTTCGTAATACGTTCCTGTGTTGCTGCTTGACGAACTGTAGCGGCAGCATCATATACCAGATTGAAATCGGCTCTTCCAACCATATCCCACAACTTTTTATTATTATTGATGCGCGTGGCATTTCTGCCTGCCTCTAACCAACACCAAAATGTTGACCAAGGAATACCAAGTTTTCGCGCAATAGCACGGAAACTCAATCCGTGTTCGCGGTAAATTGCAATGTCTCTAATGAGGTCATCATCAAGTGTTCTTCGTTTTGCCATAAAGTGTCCCGAATAATTCACATGAACATAGACGGTTATAGGAAACAGGTGGCCGCGTATTTTACTGTTACAAGCCATATTTCAACTTTAGTTCCTACCAACGACTAAATACTTCTGTAAGAACATCGCTAATGTGCCGAGTATACCCACTATTGCTCTCGGCTGGTTGAATCGACTCACGAGGCAAATCCACAATCCATCCACTTCCCTCTTTTCTCGGTATCAGTCGCATATCCCGTAAATCCTGCTGAAGGTCAGAATGCCATAATTCCCAGTAGTGCGGTGTAGGAATTGCCCAACCTCTTTTGAGGTCAATATAAGAAAACAAATTGTCATCTAACTCGTAATCAGCGTTATCAAACTCTTCGCCATAATTTTCTGTAGTATGCTCATTAATTTGCATCGCTTTTTTCTCCCAATTCATTCCGGTCAACAATAATCAAACCGCCCTCGACATACCAACTAACCAAAGCGTGTGGTAGAGCAGTTGTTAAGACCTCATTACAGACTGGACAATATCCTTGATACATCATCCGACCATCTTTCATCGCCGAGCGGCAGATACCAGCACTTTCGCGGCAATCTGGACACACTAATTGGTGTTTCGCTTTCATGGCGTCAAGTTTCTGCTGATTGACAAGGTTACGATCTACAAGGTCAAGAGCTTTTATTCTCCACTCACCATTCGCAGTCCGAAACACCCGGAAACAGGCATCGTAGAATTCTTGCTTGTGGTTTTTGTAGTAATCCCAGAATTCCCGTGTTGGTGGACATGCACATTCACCGGTGTTTTTCAGTTTTGGTAGGCGTCCTAAGATATTGTTGCGAAATTCAATGGTTTTGGGGTCAATTCCAGTTGTGTTCATGTTAATCTCCTTTTTGTTATATAAAAAGCGTCCAGGATGGCTTGTGGTGCATTCTTTTACTCTATCCAGTATGTTTATACATAGAAATCTTTGGGTGCCATTTTTTTTACGTAGGGGGTGACCCAAAACGGACGTTTCGTTTAAGAGTACTTATAACCGGAATGTCCGTTTTGGGTCACCCCTGATTTTTTATAATTCTTTGAACTGTAGACAAACCAATTTTCATTTCTTTTGCTATTTCCCTACCGGACATGCCCGCATTATGTTTTCGGATGATTTCAGCATTCCGATCCGCTTTCAATGTCTTGCGCGGTTCCTCGGTTTTCCTGCGCGCATGTCTTTTGCTAATTCCTTGTTCTTCTGACAGCTGTTTCACATCAACAGTGTTCTGATCGCTTACTTTTGGATCAAAGTCAGACATGTTCCCACCAACATCAACATGTTTCCGTAACATTTGTAAATCAAACAACACAGGTGTGACTGGTGTTTCGATCGGTTCGCTTGTCAGCAACACAATTATTTTGTTTTCATACAGGTTGGGTCTCAATCGCATCAGCGACTGCATGATACGTCGCTCACATTCGTAGTCATAGATCCGTTGAACCCGTTCATCTGTATACCTATACACCTCTTCCAGTTCTGCTGCATATTTATTCAATGTGACAATCTCTCTTGTGAAATCAAGGTTGCCATCTGCATAAATACGAGTTGCAATTCTTTCTATTTCTGTGGGGAGTGGCTCATAATGCAATACAAATACGATGTCCTTATCAGAATGTAGGTTAACCCCTGTTCCATGGAAATGGTTGATAACAGTTATATTTTCGCACTTATGCAGTGCTGTTATATCAATATGGTCGCTTAATATACCCTCTGCCGTAAAGGCTTTAGGCGTAACAACAAGTATCTCTTCATCGGGTTCATTGTTTGCCACATCTATTATTAGTTTTACAAAGTCGCGACCACGAGACTTCAATTCATTCTCATAAAACAGAGACTGCTTTGGAGTATACCTTCCAGTAGAAATTTGATAGAGTTTACATTCGTCTTTCCATGCCGGCATCTCACCACCCACAACATCCGTGATAACATCTGTATCACGGTACATCTCTTGAATCTGATGGGATACGCCACTGGCAGATATGAAAATACCACGTTGCGCATTCAAGGTTGGAGAGAAATGGAACGTCCAATTGCCGTCCTTTTGGTAGCAAGCCGGTATATCTACATCACGATATTCCTCCAGGAACGATTCTAAATCGCTTACAAGAGTTTTGCATGACCGGGGCACATTAACAATACTCTCGACATCAGTGGTATCAACGAACAACCTAAAGAGTGTTCCTTCATGCAACAGCCTGCTATACGTTTTGCCCAGCTTCCATCCACCTGGTGGAACAATGCGTGATGAAATGTAATTCATATCCGAAAAAGTCATAAACAAATCAACATTATCACTATCAACAACAGCACAAACTACCGATTTATGTTTCCACTCAATTATCGCTTTCACAGAACTTATCTGTGTGCCATTAGGGGCACAGATTGAATCAGACATCCTTTCAAATGTTACCTTGACAGGGACTCCACCTAATTCGTCTTCAATATTTTCCAACTCATCAACATAAAAATCATGTACAGAGGCGATCGCATCACGCCACTGCCGGTGTGATTCTAACCGTCCAAACATATCTTCAAGTTCTTTGGGTTCGTTTATCCGGATTGTCTTTGCAACAATCTCGTTGAGATACGTTGATGCAGTGAAACCTTCGTAATCTTTAATCAACTCTTCAAGTGTCTCAATATTGACACTACGTTCAGGAGAGATGCTGGCAGGATTAACTTCATCCAATACAAGAACAGCTTTCTCGGGCATAAACTGTGACACCACACTGCCATACATTGGATCCGTCGCGAATATATCGGGAAGGCAAGTGAATACAAGGTCGTATGACGGGAATTTATTAAATTGGGAGAGGTATCCCTGAATTTTACATATATCAAAGAATGGACAAACGAGACATACAAGCATCGGGCTCCTGCCACCCTGAATAACCGCATTGCACTCATTTGGATACGCACACGGCACCTCACCTCTGCTCTCATCCAAACCTATCTTTATGTCCTCGATCATGCGTCCTGCCATAATCTCTTGGTTGTGAGTGCGAGGTTTATGTCGAACCGCGAGTTTGCCATGATTCAAGGCTTTGGTGTATTTCTCGTCAGCAAGTTCTTTCGTAGGACTTACGTCCGTATAAACAGGTATTTGCGTAATGCACAAATGGCTTTTTCCGGTGCCAGCCGCACCCTCAAATACCAGTAGTCTTTTATCTTTTGTGTCGTTCGTAATATCTATCCAATCTAATACTTGTTCATTTTGTAATGCTCGAATTTCGTCATTGTCTGAGGCACTCCCTGCCTGTTCCTTTACCGTCAACCTCTGTTTAGCATGGTATGTACGCTTAGGCGGAATATACCCATGTTCTTTCGCGATATGTATAACAGATGCCCAATAAATCTTATCCTCCTCTGCAATTGTGGTTGTAAATGTTTCCCATTTTACTTCACATTCACCGGGTCGGTACTTACTTCCTCGTTGACTCCATGCATCCCACACAGATACGTCCAATCCTTCGTTGTAACAAGCTAATCCAACTTTTAACCAAGTTTCATATTCAACATCGGGTGATATATATTCAAGAGCTGTGAGATCAATATTGGTATTACCGGCTTGATTCTGACATCGGTCTTTATGCCTGCTTCTCCGTTCATTTAACCCCTCAAGATAACTTTCGCGATCCCACTCAACAGGTAAAGCCTGTTCATTAATGACAGGGTACGGATTATGTGATAGGAAACAGAGACGCGAGACATCACTTCCGGATGGATCTACTTCGCAATCAATATATTCAGCGATCGCTGTTTTACAAGATTGATATGCGGCTTTGTGTTCAGATGCGTCGGTTGGTATGGGATTTACAGGCAATATGGCTTTTATCCCCGCACCACTGGGAGATATAAAAGCGAACAGCACAAATGGAATATCTGATATATCAGATAATACATTCGTGACTTCTGATCGGTCTATCCCGTCAATATCAAGGACAACGAGTCCCGAATGTTGTGCTAAGTTATTAGCATTGCGTTTATGGAAGGCTCCGCCAAAAGTAACTGCAGGGAGACACACTTTATAGTCTCTATATGCGCCAAGATCAGTTTGTGACAGTGAATGGCAATACTTTGTCATCGCATCTAAATCACGTTCACCAGATGTTATACGATTGACGACAGCAGACAAAGTCCGTGTCACACCTTTTTTGTCCGTAGCATTTCTGTAAATAGAGATATTACGCTGTAAATATGGTATGAGATGGGTACCCATTTATTCCTCCATTGTGCCGTTTAATACCATCCAAGCAGTTGTCGTTGCTGTTATGAATGATACTCAAATTATAGCAAAATTCTTCTGCGATGTCAAGGTGTGTTTCAGGATGTTTTTTAAAAGCAATACCCGCGCAATGGGTATTCAACGCGGGTATTGTATCGGCATATTGGAGTGATTGTGTATGTAGATGATGCACAATCTTGCGGTGTTTAGAATGACTGCACAAGGCGACAACTCCCCGGACAATCCACCGTCCAGAAAGTATAACATATTGTTCAAAGAGAGTCAATTCTATTTTCACGACATCGCTCCTATACTTTATTCTATTTCAGGAGTGCCGTCACTGGAGTGTCATATAAGATACACTTTTGTATTGACTTTTAGATTGCTCATGATGTATAATATATGAGGTTTGATTTTACTCGCATCAAACTGATCTCATCACTCACTGGTCTTGTCATACAACCAGTTATTGTAAAGCTGTCACTCTCCAGTGGCGGCTTTTCCGCTTTGTGAAAAACCCTATAAACCTTTGTTATTTACTTTTGGTAATTTTATGTTTGTCATTTCAATAGTTTACCACATAAAAAATGGGTTGTCAAATTAATTTGACAATGAAAATTACAGCCAAGAACGTATCCCCATTCTTTCAAGTTCCTTGAACAAGTATTCGTTCGTGTTTTTGCCTAATGATAGATTATAGTCAAGTTAAATCTGGCGATTTTGCTTTGAAAACAAAATGGTTGTATGAGGTGATTGCAACGGACGATTTTGTAACACGCCTTGCCTAAGCAGTTCCAATTTCAACTCTTGCATAGTGCCATCCGCTTTGATGACATTGCAGGGGAAACATAATGCCTGTTTGTTCTCGAGCTCGTTACTACCTCCTTGAGACTTTGGAATGATATGATCAATTGTCATGAGTCTTTCTGGATACCACTGCTGGCATCCAGTACAGATCCCCTTTTGAAAGTCCCATAAAGTCTCCTTTACTGATTTTTTTAGATTGGCATTATGAAGAGAAAACCAACAGTGATTATGCACTTCATCAATATACCTCTTCGCTTTTGGTGTTGACTTAGAAGGAAACACCCTTTTTATATGATGGACAAGCCTTTTTAACATGAATACTCCTTGTGATTAGTAATATAGGCAAATAACGATCGTCGTGAGGGATGGTGGTTTGTCGTGATGGATCTTCAGCAGTAAGGGAGTGATATGACGTGCACTCGTAGCCACAAGTGCACGTGTATTTGTAACAAAAGAACCTACAGGTTCCTTTTTGTCATGTGGACTACTTCAAATGTAGTCGTTGTTCATAAAGAAATAGCACCTCCTGCGGTTATGACAGCCACAACAGATGCTTTATTCTTTACTTAATGGGTATCAAGTAGTATAATTAATTAGCTTGATACGCAGAAAACATGCTTGAGAGGCACTGTTGATGCTGTCTTGTTAGGGTATCCAACTTTTATTAGTTGGTGCCCGCTTTTTGTTTCCGAACCTATAAAATATTGACTCATTATATCAATTTATGCCAAATGAGTCAACAATGTTTTTAGTGTTATATAAAAGCAGTTATGCCACACTATCCGATTAGTTATTTTTGTCTCTGCAATTACAGAGACGTTCTCTTCTCGAATTCCCTATATCAACTGGTGCCGAATCAGTTGATAAAACAAATACATATAAAATTCAATGCTAAGTCAATGGTAGTAAGAG